GTAGCTTCCAATAATCAGTCTAGTGCTTCTGTTGACATATTAAAAGAAGCTTTATTTAAGTTTCAATTAGAGAGAAATACATTTACTAGTACACCTGAAATTTTAACAATTAGAATGTCTTGTGATAGTAATACAGAAAATGTTTTTGGTTCCATGGACTGGGAGGAGATTACTAGATAATGGCAAGTAAAAGTAGAACAGTCAGTCTAGAACTAACAACATCCAATCAGGATATTTACACAGTTCCAAATAATTATGAAGCTGAGATTAAAAGTATTTATATTTCTAATCATTCTGCTAGTGAACTAACATTCTCTTTAGATTGGTACGACTCCGTCAATACAACTTACTACACGATGGCCGAGAATACAAAATTATTATCTAATGGTTTAGTGCAGATTACAGAATCATTATGGTTACAAAAGAATGATAAACTCAGAGGGTTATGTAGTAGCGATAATAATGTTACCGTAACAATACAAGTTGAAGAAAACTACTTACCACAAAGAATCTAATGGCTCTAAAAAAATCACAACAAAGTCTGAAAGCATGGACAAAACAAAAATGGCGAACCAAGTCTGGGAAACCCTCTTCCAAGACAGGAGAAAGGTATCTTCCCGAGAAGGCCATCAAAAGTCTGAGTCCACAGGAATACGCATCAACAACAAGGGCAAAGCGTAAAGGAACAGCCCAAGGTAAACAGTTTGTTAAGCAACCTAAAAGTGTTGCACAAAAGGTACGCAAGTACAGGAGGACAGCATGAAAGATAAAGTATTAGAATACTGGAATAAGTTAGACAAGAACGCCAAGCTATTTGCTTGTGGTGTTGTTGCTATAATAATTATCGGTTTAATATGGAATTAAAGGAGAATAAATAATCATGTATGGAATGAAACCAAAAAAGAATATGAAAAAGTCTAAAGACAAAACAGTCGTGATGGTAGCTGTAGGTAACATGAAACCAAAGAAAAATATAAAAAAGAAAAAGTAATGGCTCTCTCTGATGCAGAAAAGAAAAAGAATTTTTTATCAAAACATAATCTCAAAAGTTTTAACAATCCCGTTAGGACTACAGAAGGTGGTAAGAAAGGTAAAGTCGGTATACTCGAGAACGGGAAGCCCAGACTTATCCGCTTCGGTGACTCTTCTATGGGTCATAACTATTCTGCAGAAGCTAGGAAATCATTTAAAGCAAGGCATGGTGCTAATATTAAAAAAGGTAAAACAAGTGCTGCGTACTGGGCTAACAAAGTCTTATGGGCAGGTCCAAGCGGTAGTACGAAATCTCCTCCCAAAAATCAAAAGATTAAAAAGGGGATGGCCTAGTAAATATTTATTATGAGTAACAAAAAATAAAAAAGTATGAGACTAACAGGAATAGGTAAAAGAACTTTAGCACAATTTATTAGACGACATGGAAGTGGTCGTGGTAAAAAATTATTTTATAAAAGATTAGAAGATGGGTTACTTAAAGGAATGACTATCGATAAAGAAGAAGTAAAGCCTGTTGTTAAACCTGTCGTAGAAGAAGTCAAAGAAACAGTTACTGAAGAAGTAACAAAAGAAGGAATTTTAGAGAAGGTTAAAAAAGTTTTAAAAGTTTAATGATGCCTTATGGGTCATTAAATCTTACACAGTAAGATAACTATATCTAGCTTAAAGCAAGGAGGTATAACATGACTTTTACACTAGATAAATACATGCCCTATACAATAGGGTTTGATTCATTCTTTAACACATTAGATTCTATTACAGGAACAGATGTTAAAGGATATCCACATTATAATATTAAGAAACTTGATGATAATAAATGGAGTATTGAATTAGCATTAGCAGGATTCAGTAAAGACGACATTGAAATTGAAGTCAAGGATAATATAATGAATATTAATGGAGAACTAAAAACAGAAGATAATGAATATGTTTACAAAGGAATATCTTCTAGAAAGTTTTCTAAATCTTTTACACTCGCAGAGTTTACGGAATGTGAATCAGCGACAATGGAAAATGGTATTCTATCAATAATACTGGAAAAAAATATTCCAGAAGATAAGAAACCACAAAAAGTGAAAATAAAATAGATGCCAATTTATTCTTTTAGGAATAAAAAAACTGGAAAGGTTTGGGATGAGTATCTACCCTTACAGGATAGAACCAAGCCACTAAGAAATAAAAATATTGAGATGGTGATAACTGCACCCAACCTTTCCTTTATTGCTCAAGGTGAACATAAGGGCAGAGACCAAATACTAGATAGTGCTAGGAAAGGTATGAAAGAAGCTCAAGCAGAAGAATCTGTAGGGATTAGAAAATCTCCTGAATGGGTTCAAGAAAAAAGAGAAAAGAAATTACAAAAAATTAGAAATGTTAGTTCCTGAAAATGATACAAAGGATGTTGCACTAACAGATAAGCAACAAACTTTCTTGGAAGCTTTATTTGGTGAAGCACAAGGAGACCCTAAACTAGCAGGTGAGATTGCAGGATATGCAGACTATCACACACCTTTAAAAAGTTTAAAGGATGAGATTATTGATAGAGCAGAAAAACTTCTAGCAGCCTTTGCCCCTAGAGCAAGTATGGGTATGGTTAACGCTTTACAAGAAGATGGCTCAACACCTGGGGCATCAATTAGAATGGAAGCGGCCAAACAAATCTTAGATAGAGTAGGACTAGCAAAAAGAGAAAAGGTAGATATCAATGCAAAAGTCGCACACGGAATCTTCATCTTACCACCCAAAGATAATGGATGAAGAAAAACCTATCACAAGAAAAAGAGTAGGTAGAGTTATTCCTTTAGGGTATAAAGTTTCAGAAGAAGACGATAGAGTTTTAGTACAAATACCTGAACATATGGAATTAATAAATAAAGCAAAAAACTTTATAGAAAATAATTGTACGTATAAAGAAACTGCTGAATGGTTATCACATCATACGGGTAGAAAAATTACAGGTATGGGATTACGAGAAGTTTTAAAAAGGATTATACACAAAGGGTGGTAGACGAACCTAAACCTAAAAGTCTTGGTAGAAAAAGAAGAACTAGCCTTAGCACTCCTCTTACAGTCAAAGAGAAGAAAGCTAGAAAGTCTGCCTCAGACATGCTTCGTGAAAAGAAGAAAGAACTCGAAAAGGCACAGAAAAACTTTTGGGCTACCAAAAACAAACTTAAAGAACTTGACCAAGTATTTGATGGCAAGAAGCAAATCATTGAAGAAGATAAGATTGACGAGGCTTCACCGAATATCAAAGCTGCATTAAAAGATAAAGAAGTTATCTTTGAGCCTAACGATGGTCCACAAACACAATTTCTAGCCGCAAGTGAAAGAGAAGTATTTTATGGTGGAGCAAGAGGTGGTGGTAAATCCTACGCAATGTTGGTTGACCCTTTACGATTTTGCCACAAACAAAAACACAGAGCATTGCTTATTCGTAGAACAATGCCTGAACTTAGAGATTTAATTAATCACTCTCAACAGTTATATTCAAAAGCATACCCCGGTGCTAAATGGAGAGAGCAAGAAAAAGAATGGAAGTTTCCTTCAGGTGCTAGAATAGAATTTGGTTACGCTGAAAACTTAACAGACGTTTTACGATATCAAGGACAATCATATACTTGGATTGGTATAGATGAATTACCTCAATATCCTAATGAAGATATTTATAATTTCTTACGTTCATCACTTAGAAGTGTAGACCCTGACATTCCTGTCTATATGAGAGCGACAGGCAATCCTGGAAATGTAGGTTCGATGTGGGTAAAAGAAATGTTTGTTGACCCTGCAATACCTAACACAAAGTTTGAAATAGAAATTAAAACTCCTGTAGGTGTAAAAAAGATTACAAGAAAATATATACCTGCAAAGTTACAAGACAATCCTTACTTGATGCAGACAGATGACTACTACGCAATGTTAGCATCATTACCTGAAGTTCAAAGAAAACAATTCTTAGAAGGTAACTGGGAAGCATTTGAAGATTCATCGTTTCCTGAATTTAATAAAGAACTTCATGTTGTTAAACCTTTTGACATCCCTAGAAACTGGATGAGGTTTAGAGCGGCAGACTGGGGATATAGTTCACCTGCTTGTTGTTTATGGTTTGCAATAGATTTTGATAATAACATATTTGTTTATAGAGAATTATATACACAAAAGATTACAGCAGATATATTTGCTAGAAAAGTTTTAGAAGCAGAGCAAGGCGAGAATATAAGATACGGAGTTCTTGATAGTTCTACATGGGCAAGACGAGGTGATATAGGACCAAGTATTGCTGAGACAATGATTCAAGAAGGATGTCGTTGGAGACCTTCTGATAGAAGTCCTAAAAGTCGTGTCGCAGGTAAACTAGAATTGCATAAAAGATTACGGCCTGATGAGACAACAGGATATCCTACAATGTTCTTTTTTGATAATTGTACAAACTTAATTAGAACATTACCTATGCTACCCGTAGATAAAAATAATCCTGAAGATGTTGATACTCACGCTGAAGACCACGCTTATGATGCATTACGTTATGGTTGTATGAGTAGGCCTGTACATCCTGCAACAAGAACAAGTAACTATCGTGTAGGACAAACTGTAGACTTTAAACCTGCAGATAAAGTTTTTGGATACTAATGAAAGATATTAAAATAGGTTATAGGAATTATAAGATTAAAAATTTAGATTCCATCGTATCAAAGTGTAATGAAATAAATGGACAGTTTCTTGCATCAGATGGAATGATAGCTTTGTCATCAAGTGAAGATAGTATATCTCATGCTAATACTTTAATACATGAAATATTTCATGCTATAGTATATCAGTGGGGAATAGAGATTGACGACAAAGACGAAGAAAGAATTTGCAATACTCTTGCGAATGGACTAACAACTGTATGTGTAGATAACCCTTGGTTACTACCTTACATACAGAAACAATTAAAAGGAGAAAAATAAAATGGCAATCATGAAAACATATAAAATGGGAGACTTACCTGAAGATAATGTTGGTTATGGCAGTGATGCTAAATCACCAAAGACTGCAGATAAGAACGTAGTAAAAAAAGATGCTGCTCTTCCTGATGGATACGATGCTGGTCAGTATGATGTTTCTTACCCAAAAGGTAAGTCAAAGTCTGGCGTAGATGCAAAAGTATTCTCAATGGCTGACGAGAAAGATTATTAAGAGGTAAATAATGCCACATTCATTTACGAGTGGCTTGAACTCTGAATCTGATGAAGTAAAATCTTTATCAGAAGAAAGAGATACTGCCTTTGATAATTTAGGTAGTCTAATTGAATCTCGTTTAAAAAATTCAGAACAAGCTCGTCTTTATGACGAAAAGAGATGGTTAAGAAGTTATAGGAACTATAGAGGAATCTATGGTTCTGATATGGCTTTTCGAGATTCAGAAAAATCTAAGGTATTTGTTAAAGTAACAAAGACCAAAGTTCTTGCTGCATACGGACAACTAATAGAAGTTTTATTCTCACAGGGTAAATTTCCTATTGGTATATTTCCTACAACAGACCCAACAGGTGTAGAAAAATACGCACATCTAAAACCTGAAAATATGAAACAAGACGAAAGGATGGATGACATCTATGGTTTTGAAGGTGATGGTAGAGAAATAACTCCAGGTTCTACTGCTAATGATATCCTTAATGGATTGACAGAGAAGTATGGTAAGGCAGGATTTGAAGCAGGACCTGCTCCTGATTTGAAGACAATGCCACAAATAGAACCTGCAGAAGAGGCCGCAAGAAGCATGGAAAAACTTATCCATGACCAATTAGAAGAAACACATGCGATATCAGTAATGAGACATGTATTGTTTGAAATGTGTTTATTAGGTACAGGTGTTCTTAAAGGACCTTTTAACTATGAACAATCAGTACATCAATGGGTATTAGATGATAGCGGTGAAAGAGTATATCAACCAAAATCAAAGTTAGTTCCAAGAGTAGAAGCAGTTAGTTGTTGGGATTTATATCCTGACCCTGATGCCATTACCATTGATGATGCAGACTATGTTATACAACGACATGTTTATACACGTTCACAGTTAAGAGATTTAATTAACAGACCATTCTTTAGAAAGTCTGCTATTAAAGAAATATTAGCAGGTGGGCCTAACTACGAAACAAGAAGCTATGAAACTGCTCTTTACGATAGAGAAAATCAAGAAGAGTTTAATAAAAATAGATTTGAAGTTTTAGAATATTGGGGTACTATAGATAAAGCATTAGTAGAAGAAGCAGGTATAGAGATGCCTGAAGATATTTCTAATGACTTAGATGAAGTACAAGTTAATGCTTGGGTGTCTAATGGACAAATATTACGACTAGTACTAAATCCATTTACTCCTGCAAGAAATCCCTTTATGGTATGTCCTTATGAGATTAACCCTTATCAATTCTTTGGTGTAGGCATACCTGAAAATATGGATGATGCACAGACTATTATGAATGGTCATGCACGTATGGCTATTGATAACTTAGCTCTAGCAGGTAATTTAGTATTCGATGTAGATGAAACAATGTTAGTTCCGGGCCAAGATATGACTGTCTATCCTGGAAAAATATTTAGAAGACAAAGTGGACAAACAGGTCAAGCTATCCATGGTTTAAAATTTCCTAACACTGCACCTGAAAACATGCAGATATTTGATAGGTTTAGACAATTAGCTGATGAGTCTACAGGTATTCCTTCTTATTCACATGGTCAAACAGGAATACAATCCACAACAAGAACAGCTTCAGGCATGTCTATGTTGATGGGTGCGGCGGCTTTAAACATTAAAACAGTTATAAAAAACGTAGATGATTATTTATTAAGACCTTTAGGTGAAACTTTATTTCATTGGAACATGCAATTCAATGCAGATATTCCTGACATACAGGGTGACTTAGATGTTAAGGCACAAGGTACAAGTTCACTAATGACAAAAGAAGTAAGGTCACAAAGATTAATGACATTTATGCAAGTAGCATCAAATCAGTTTCTTGCACCTTTTGTTAAATGGCATAGTATTATTAAAGAGATTGCAAAGTCAATGGATATTGACCCTGACCAATTAGTCAATGACCCAGAGAAAGCGGCAATCTTTATGAAGATGATGGGAGAAATGAATGGAAGTCAACAAATTGAAGACCCTAACCAGCAACAAGGTGGCATGGGAAATACTGGAGGAGTACCTGCAGGTGCAACTGTCACAGACACACAAGGGTCTGGAGGTGGCAACATCGGAGCAGGAGTTCCACAGACTCCAGGGCAAAGCGGCTTTACTGCACCAAATAATCAACCTCCGAGACCAACTGAACAATAATGGCTGATTTATCTAAAATATTACAACAAGAATCGGAGGGGATTATGTTCCCCTTCAAAACTGGTGTACAGTCTACTACAACAGAACAACAAGTATATGATTCTACAACAGACGGTATTATGACTGTTCAAGGTCAACAATACTCACTCCCTGAATATCAAGGGCCAACAGCTACAGTACAGTATGGTACAGAAGAGCAAGGATACCCTCGTATGTTAAGAGAAATAGAACAAGGGGAGCTACCACAATTTAGACAAGAAGATTTTCCAAAACAAGGTGAGGGTATAACACAAACACCTCCTTCTTCAGAAATTACTTTACCTTTTGAACCTACACCAGACCCTACACCTGTAGACCCTTGCCCATCAGGGTATCAATTAATTAATGGTGTATGTCAACCTATTCAACAAGATAGGGGAGATAGAAAAAAACCTGACGAAATAGATTTTGGCCCAGGAAAAACACCATTTGAAAATATTGAATTTGCTAATAATATTCTATTTGAAGGTAATCCTAACTATGATTACTATAAAGATAGTGGGATTATTAATGTTAGAAATATAGGCGGTGGTGTAAGAACCACAGGGGCTGAGGCAGATTTACAAAACTATTTTAATCAACAGAATATAGACCAAGACGCTTCAAAGATTGATACTTCTGCATTTAATGCTTACATGAGTCAATCAGGATTAGATAGTAAATATAGCTCTACTTCTGCTACGTTTAATTTATCTAAAATACCAGGAGATGCTTCTAAAGTAGGAGAGTATACATTACCTGCTGTAGGTTTATTGATGTCTTTTGCTGAAAAGGATTTAATTAAAGATTCACTTAATACATATAACACTGCGGGATTAGCTTCAGGTATAACTGTTGATGGAAAAATGTATCAAGCAGGAACTCCAGAATATAATCAAGCATTTAAAAATGCATTAGATAATGATTCTGATTTTACTATAAACTTTAATACACCTAAGCTGAATACATTTAATAAAAATTTTGGACAAATAAATTCTCAAATATTAGCAGAAAATGAATTAATGAGAAGCTTATCACAAATGCCTAAATCACTTGTGCAGTCAACTATTGCTAAATTAGCTATGAGTGGTAATACTATTAATCCTATTCGAGGTAAAACAAGACAACAGTTAATAGCTTATGCTAATCCTAGAGAAGATATACATAAAAAAACTTTAGGTGTATTTGATACCTATTCTCCTAAAGCTAAAAAACAAATTGTGGAAGCAAAACATAACGATGAAAATTTATCAGAAGACACTAAAAGAGTTATAAAAAGTACAGACAGTAAACATAATGTCAATCTTAGAGAGCTATCTAAACGAGAACATAATAATAAAAATTCCTATGCCTCTAAGAATAAAGAAACAGCAGATGAAACTGCAAAAAGAATCGCACAAAACGTAGAAGAAGACCCAATGGCAAAAAGAACAGGACAAAGTCTATTTGCTAATGAAGCCAATAAAAAATCAATAAAAAGCAGTAATGATTCTAAAAATGAAAAGAAAATAGTTTGTACTATGATGAATGAGTCGTATGGCTTTGGTTCATTTAGGAATAAAATATGGTTAGCTTACGGCAATAATCTATCAAAAGAATACGAAGTTGGATACCATACATTATTTTTACCGTTGGTAGGCTATGCAAAACAAAAAGGTTTAACTAATACTATTGTTAAGAATGTATTAGAGCATATTGCTAGACATAGAACAGTAGATATTAGAAAACAAAAATATAATAAAGTAGATATGTTAGGTAGAATTTACAGAACAGTACTAGAACCATTATGTTATATTACAGGGAGAATTAAATTATGGAAGAAGAAATGATGAATCAGCCCATGCCTGAACAGGAGGCTCTTCCTGAAAGACAAGGTATGATGGGTGCAGAAGTTGCAGACACACCCGGTACAGGTGCTGTAGAAGAAGGTATTCAAAGAGTTAAACAAAACTTTGAAAACTTATCTGAGCAAGAAAAGCAATTAGCTATTCAATTAAACGTACCTCAATTTAGAGATTTTATGTCAAAATTATTGACACCTGAAGTAGGCCCTATTATGGAAAATGCTATTCCGCAATCAACACAAGCTACACCTACTCAGCAACAAGTTTCACAACCCAGTGAAAGCCCTGCACCTACGCAAGGACAGGGAATGATGACGCAGCCACCCTCCGTATAGAGGCCCTGCATATAGGGGCGACCTGAATCCAACAGCACCCCAAAGGAGATAAAATGGAAGACGATAAGAAATCTGAAGTTGTAGAAGAAAAAGTTTCCGAAGCAACAGAAGAAATCGCAACACCAAACCCATACAAGAATCCTAATAGGAATTTAATGGACAAGGAAGACGAAAAGACAGCTACTGAAGAATCTAAGGAAGAATCTGACGAGAAAAAACCTAAAGATGAACACCCTGTCGGAGTAGAAGATGCTGTATTTAAGAAGCGTTATGATGACTTAAAACGGCATTACGATGAGACTGTCTCTAAGCATAAAGACGAAGTTCTCAAACTAAAGAAAGAAAGAGAAGCTATTGCATCTAAACCTATCTTTAAAACTAAAGAAGAGTTAGAGGAATGGCGTAAGGATTATCCTGAGATGTATGATTCTGTTATGCAGATTACTACAGAGGCTACTCTTAAAAATAAGCAAGAATTACAAGAGGAAATGTTGCAATTAAAAAAACAACAGTCTCGACTTGCTAGAGAGAAAGCTGAAGTAGAACTTGCTAAGAAACATCCCGACTTTCAAGATATCAGAGAAAGTTCTGATTTTCATGAGTGGGCATCTTCTCAAGATACTACTGTACAATCTTGGCTCTACGATAATACAGACAATCCAACAGCAGCAGCTACAGCGATTGACTTATACAAATATCATAGAGGTCTTTCTACAAAGAAGGTTTCTTCCGATGCTAAGAAAGAAGCGGCAAAATCTGTTTCTAAAACTAAGCCTAGTGAGAATCCTACTGATAAGAAAACTTGGACTTGGGATGAAATTCGCAAGTTAAAACCAAGTGAGTACGATAAGTTAGAGAAAGAAATCGATATAGCTAATAGAGAAGGTCGAATCAAATAAGAAAAATCATAACAACTTTAAATAATAAACAAAAACAAAAGGAGAAAAACGATGGCATTTACTAAATCAAGTGGATATGCTAACTTACCAAACGGTAACTTTAGCCCAATTATCTACAGCCAAAAAGTCCAAAAGTTTTTCAGAACTGCATCTGTTGTAGAAGGTATTACAAATACTGACTATGCAGGTGAGATTGAAAACTTTGGCGACACTGTAAACATCATTAAAGAACCTACCGTTTCTGTTCAGGCTTACACAAGAGGAGCAGCTGTTAATCCGCAAGACATTAACGATGACCAGCTACAACTCGTTGTTGACCAAGCAAACGCTTTCGCATTTAAAGTTGATGATATTGAGGAAAGACATTCTCACATTAACTTTGAATCAGTTGCAACTTCTTCTGGTGCTTATGCACTTAAAAATGAGTACGATAAGAATGTAATTGCAGCTATGTTTGCAGGTCCAAGTGCAAGTTCGCCTGACCATGTAATCGGTTCTGATGGTTCTGGAGTAGACGTAGGTTTTGGAACTTCTGAAATTGACCCTGTCGATTTAATTTCAAAACACGCTAGACTATTAAACAAACAGGATGTACCTGAAGAGAACAGATGGTTCTTAGGTTCACCTGAGTTTATGGAGCAACTAGGTCAAACTTCATCAAAACTTATGGATGACACTACTGGAGCAGCTACACCATTGAGAAATGGTAAAGTATACTCTGGTAAGATTATGAACATGGAAGTATATATGACCAATAACTTTGCAGCAAGTTCAAGTGCGAACTACTTCAAAGTATTATCTGGACATATGTCTTCTACTGCAACAGCTAATCACATTGCAAAAATCGAAGTTATCAGAGACTCTGACTCATTCTCTGATGTCGTTAGAGGCTTACATGTGTTTGGAAGAAAAGTGTTACGTGACGTAGCTCTTGTTGCAGAACATGTCTTAATAGACTAATAGTAGGAGGAAATAGAAAATGGCAACAGATTATAACAGTAATATTACTTCTACTAACATACCAGCAAAAATGGGTTCAAGTATCCCAAGAGTTATCTCTGATGTAGTAGATTTTTCATCTACAACAAATGGAATTGGAGATACTTTTGATGTGCTTCCTGTACCTGCTAACTCATTAGTGTTAGCTGCTGGTGTAGATGTATTAACAGCCGATGGCGCAGGTAACTCAGGTACTGTCGCAGTTGGTGATAGCGTAGACGGAGACCAATATGTAGCAGCTGCAACTGTAGCCGCCGCAGGTCAAATGACTACCGTTGACGCAAACTATGCTTATTCTTCTGCAGATGCAATCAGACTAACAATTGGTACTGGTGTAATTGATGCAAAAGTAAGAGTATGGGCTTGTGTTATGTCTCTAGATGGTGGTGGCACATTAGCCGACACTGATTCACAGACATCAACATTTGCATAATAATGATAATAGGGGGGTTTCAATACCCCCCTTTTTAATATGAAATTTTTTATAGTATTAGTTATATTATTAGCAGAACACACTTCTCCTAAATTATTTGTATTTAGATTTGAAGATTTTTCTGAACAAAATACTTGTGCTAATTATATTAATGACAATAAAGATTATTTAAAAGTGGAAATTGAAAAACAATTCCCAGTAGAAACAATTGAAGAAAGTATGGTTGTATGCATGACACAACCTGAAATAGATAAAATAATAAAAAATTTAGAGGGAAAACAATGGCAGGAACAACAACATATTTAACTTTAGTTAATGATGTACTTAGAGAACTCAACGAAGTAGAATTAACTTCTGCTTCTTTTAGTGATAGTAGAGGAGTACAAACTGCCGTTAAAGGATTTATAAATAAATCAGTTAATGATTTATATAATTCTGAAGTAGAATGGCCATGGTTATATGTAGAGGGTTCTCAAGTTACTTATGCAGGACAACAAGAGTATACTTTTCCTACAGCATTTAGAAAAGCAAACTTTAGTTCTTTTCGATTAGTTCCCACACAAAGATTAACAAATCCTACTTTTGATTCTGACATATCTAGTTGGACAACAGTATCAGGCTCACCTTCTTTTACTTCAGATGGTAATGGTAGGCTAAGATTAAATGCTTCTGAGGTAACACAAAGTATTAGTGTTGTTAAAAATGAAGTACATAAAATATCAGTAAGAGTGTTAGACCCTAGCGAATCAGGGAGTTCTGCCACATTAAAGATTGGTACAACTTCAGGTGGTACACAAATATCTTCTAATACTATTAGTGTTACAGATTACGGCAATGGTAAAATTTATAGTACAGATTTTACACCTACATCTAGCACAATATATATTGGTTTAGCTAATGCAGATTCTACAAATTTAGATATTGATTATATTAAAGTAAGTCTAGGTGAAACTCCTAGTTATTTAAAATATGTTTCTTATGATTCTTTCTTACAAGGTCTATTAGCTTCTGATGCTGTAGTAGATGATTCACAATATGGTAAACCTAGTTATGTTTATAGAACACCTGACACATTAAAATTTGGACTATCTAGAATACCTGATACAGATGCGTATACTATCAAATATGATTATTATAAAACACATGCAGATTTATCAACATCAACAGATACTCTAGATTTACCTGATAGGTTTGCGGATACAGTAGTCAATAGAGCAAAGTATTATCTATATAAATTACGTAATGATGTACCTATGGCTAATATTGCTAATGCTGAATACGAACAAGGTATTAAACGTATGAGAGTAGAAACACTCAATAAACAAGATTATGTTAAAGATACGAGAGTAAATATTAATTCATCTAATAGAACAACAAGCGATACTTCAGTATTAACGGTAATATAATATGGCACAGACACAACCCTTTACAGCTAGTATTGGAGGAGGCCTAGTACTTAATAGAGATGTATTCTCTATGCAACCTGGTGAGGCTTTAGAATTAGTAAACTTTGAACCAGATATTACTGGTGGATATAAAAAAATATTAGGTACAACAAAGTTTAATGATAACATTGTACCTCAAGTAGCTTCATCTAGTGAACGTGTTGTCTTTTCTGCAGTATTCAATGATGTCATTTTAGCAGGTAGAGGGGGTAGTATACACTATGCATCTAGTGGTTTAGGTAGTTGGACTTCTCTTATTACAGGATTAGGAACACCAACACAAAACTATGAATTTAGGAAATTCAATTTCGATGGTACAGATAAGATTGTTATTTGTTCAGCTACATCAACACCAAGAATAGTAGATACTAGTTATAGTGTTACTAATGTTAATGCTTCAGGAAGTGCTAACTTTAAGTTTGTAGAAATATTTAAGAATCATATATTCTTTTCAGGTGACGCAAGTAATAAACAATCTGTTAAGTTTATGGCTTCTTTTTCTACTAACGATTTTACCGTGGCCAATGGTGGTGGTGAGATTAAAGTAGATTCTCCTGTTACAGGCCTTAAAGTTTTCCGTGAAAATTTATTTATATTCTGTAATGATGAAATATTTAAACTAGTAGGCAGTTCTTCTGCAGACTTTGCATTACAACCTGTTACAAGAAAGATTGGATGTATTGACGGAAGAAGTATTCAGGAATTTGCAGGCGATATTATCTTTCTAGGTCCTGATGGATTAAGAACCATTGCAGGTACAGACAGAATTGGTGACGTTGAATTGGGAACTATTTCCAAACAAGTACAAGAAGAAACAGATAAGATTACAACACATAATATTAACTCATTAGTTATTAGAAATAAATCACAGTATAGAATATTCTATCCTACTCGTGATGACCAAAATGAAAACTCCTCAGAAGGATTAATATCAGTAATCAAAAACAATCCTAATACAGGACAGTTAGGTTTTGAATACTCTAAAACTCAAGGGATTAAAGTATCAAGCTGTGATTCAGATTTTATTAGTGGTGAAGAGACTGTTATATCAGGTGGATATGATGGTTATGTTTATCAACAAGAATCAGGAAATGTATTTACAAGAGTAGGAAGTACATTTACAATTAATGCATTTTTTAGAACACCTGACGTTACAATGGGTGACCCAGGTATTAGAAAAAATATGCAACGAGTTATTTGGAACTATGAGAATGAAGGTAACGTTGACACAAACTTTAAAGTAAGATATGACTTTGACAGTTCTAGTATACCACAACCTTCAGCATATTCTTTATCAACAGGTGCAGGTATTGCTGTTTATGGTTTATCTGTGTCTACCTATGGAACAGCAGTGTACGGTTCATCAGGTGCAAACTTAGTACGACAATCAGTCGAAGGTAGTGGCTTTACGGTGGCACTACGAGTAGAAGAACAATCTACAAATCCACCTATATCATTTAAAGGTTATCAACTAGAATTTATACCCGGAGGTAGAAGATAAATGGGAACAACATATACAAGACAGGAATCAGGTAATATTACTGACGGTTCGGTTATTGAGGCATCGCATCTTAATAATGAATTTAATCAGTTAGAATCTGCATTTGCGTCATCAACAGGTCACAGTCACGATGGCTCTACAGCAGAAGGTGGTTACATACCACTTATTGCTGATAGTGATGCCAATAATAAAATATCTGTAGATACATCAAGTAATCGCTTTGGTGTATTTGTTGAGGTATCTTCTAATCCTGTAGAACAGTTTCGATTTCAAGATGGTGCTATTGTTCCCGTCACCACTAATGATATTGATTTAGGTACTTCTTCTTTACAATTTAAAGATGCTTTCTTTGATGGAGTAATTACAACAGATAGTTTAGCTTTACCTACAACAACTATTACAGATATTCTCGATGAAGATGGTTTAAACTCAGATAGTGATACAGCTTTAGCTACTCAACAATCTATCAAAGCATATGTTGACGCTCAGGTAACAGCACAAGACTTAGACTTTGAAGCAGATACAGGTGGTGCTTTAAGTATTGATTTAGATTCTGAATCCCTAACATTTACAGGTGGTACAGGTATTGATACAAGTGGTAGTGGTAATGCTGTAACTTTTGCTATTGATTCTACCGTAACCACATTAACAGGTACACAAACTTTAACCAATAAAACTATTGATGTAGACAACAATACTGTTTCTAATATTGAAGTAGACAATCTTAAATCAGGTGTATTAGATACTGATATATCTTCTGTATCAGCTAGTGATGACACATTAGCTTCAGCTAAAGCTATTAAAACTTATGTAGATGCTCAAGTAACAGCTAGTGACTTAGATTTTCAAGGTGATTCAGGTGGGGCATTATCTATTGACTTAGATAGTGAGATATTAGATATTGCAGGTGGAACAGGTATTGATACTGCAGGTTCAGGTAATACACTTACTGTAGCTATTGATTCAACAGTAGCAACACTCACTGGAACACAAACATTAACTAATAAAACTATTAATACTGCTAGTAATACTATAACTGTTGTTGAAGCAGATATCTCCGACTTACAGTCTTACATACTTGCAGGTTCAACAGATACATTAACTAATAAAACAATTGATGTAGATAATAATACTGTTTCTAATATTGAGGTAGACAACTTCAAAGCATCTGCAATAGTAATAGAATCAGAAGGTATTAGTTCTAATGATAATGATACTACCTTACCAACAAGTGCAGCAGTAAAAGATTATGTAGATACTACAGTAGCTAATTCAGATACTCTAGCAGAACTTAATGATACAGATATTTCATCACCTTCAGGTGGAGACTTCTTAATTTATGATGGTACAAATAGTTTTGATAATGTAGCTATTAGTGGTGACATTGGTATTACTTCATTAGGTGTCGCATCTATTAGTTCAGGTGTTATTGTTAATGATGACATCAACGCTTCAGCAGCTATTGATGCTACAAAAATTCATGACGGTACAATATCTAATACCGAGTTTGGTCATCTTAATGGAGTTACCTCTGGTATTCAATCACAAATTGATGGTAAACAATCTACTGATGCTGAATTAACAGCTATTGCAGGATTAACTTCTGCAGCCGACAAAGGTATTCAATTTACAGGTTCAGGAACTGCGGCAACCTACGATTTAACTGCAGCAGGTAAGGCTTTATTAGATGATGCCGATGCCTCAGCACAGAGAACTACGTTAGGTTTAGGCACTTCAGCCACACTAGATGTAGGTACAGGGGCTAATAATATAGTACAATTAGATGGCTCTTCAAGACTACCTGCAGTAGATGGTAGTCAATTAACTGGTATATCAGGTGG